GTTTTCCCGTATCCCCTTTCGTTTTCATCCAGTCTTTGACAATCTGCACCCAGGTGGTGAACGGGCTGTACGCTGTCCAGATGTGAAAGGTCACACTGTCAGGTGGCTCAATCTCTTCACCGGATGACGAAAACCAGAGAATGCCATCACGGGTCCAGATCCCGGTCTTTTCGCAGATATAACGGGCATCAGTAAAGTCAAGCTCCTGCTGGCGGATGACGCAGGCATTATGCTCGCAGAGATAAAACACGCTGGAGGGGTCATCCGGCGTCCATTTGAGGCCAAACGGCGTCTCTTTGTCGCCAAATTTAAGATACTGCTCCTCCCCGCAATGCGGGCAGGCAACATGAAAACGCATAAAATGCGGGGATTCACTGGCTGCACGCTCAATCTGACAGGTGCCTCTCACTTTTGGCGTGGAGCCACGGATGGACTTTGGCCAGACCGAGCCTTCAATACGCTTGTCACCCAGGAACGTCGGAGAGCCTTCCTGTTCAATATCATCATCAAAAGCAGCAAGTTCATCATAACCCGCCACATCCACCGACTTTTCACGGTAGTTTTTTGCCGCTTTACCGCCCAGGCACCAGAAGCCACGCCCATTAGTGAAACGCTTCATGGTGAGCGTGTTATCCCGGTGCTTTTTGCCATACCACGGGGCCAGCGCCAGCAGCGACGGAATATCACGAATAGTCGGCTCAACGTGGGTTTTCATAAAGTTCTCGGCATCACCATCCGTCGGCAACCAGATAAGGGTGTTGCGCTGCTTATGCTCTATAAAGTAGGCATAAACACCCAGCAGCATTTTGGAATAACCGACACGGGCAGACTTCACCACATTCACCTCACGGATGTAGTCGCTGCCCATCGCATTCATGATGGCCCGCTGAAAGGGCAGTGTTTCCCAGCGCCCTTCCTGGTATGCGGATTCTTTCGGGAGATAGTAATTAGCATCCGCCCATTCAACGGCGGTCTGTGGCTCCGGCCTGAACAGTGAGCGAAGCCCGGCGCGGACAAAATGCCGCAGCCTGTTAACCTGACTGTTCGATATATTCACTCAGCAACCCCGGTATCAGTTCATCCAGCGCGGCTGCTTTGTTCATGGCTTTGATGATATCCCGTTTCAGGAAATCAACATGTCGGTTTTCCAGTTCCGGAAAACGCCGCTGCACCGACAGGGGGAGCCCGTCGAGAATACTGGCAATTTCACCTGCGATCCGCGACAACACGAAAGTACAGAATGCGGTTTCCACCACTTCAGCGGAGTCTCTGGCATTCTTCAGTTCCTGTGCGTCGGCCTGCGCACGCGTAAGTCGATGGCGTTCGTACTCAATAGTTCCTGGCTGGAGATCTGCCTCGCTGGCCTGCCGCAGTTCTTCAACCTCCCGGCGCAGCTTTTCGTTCTCAATTTCAGCATCCCTTTCGGCATACCATTTTATGACGGCGGCAGAGTCATAAAGCACCTCATTACCCTTGCCACCGCCTCGCAGAACGGGCATTCCCTGTTCCTGCCAGTTCTGAATGGTACGGATACTCGCACCGAAAATGTCAGCCAGCTGCTTTTTGTTGACTTCCATTGTTCATTCCACGGACAAAAACAGAGAAAGGAAACGACAGAGGCCAAAAAGCTCGCTTTCAGCACCTGTCGTTTCCTTTCTTTTCAGAGGGTATTTTAAATAAAAACATTAAGTTATGACGAAGAAGAACGGAAACGCCTTAAACCGGAAAATTTTCATAAATAGCGAAAACCCGCGAGGTCGCCGCCCCGTAACCTGTCGGATCGCCGGAAAGGACCCGCAAAATGATAATAATTATCATCTACATGTCACAACGTGCATCTACGCCATCAAACCACGTCAAATAATCAATTATGACGCAGGTATCGTATTAATTGATCTGCATCAACTTAACGTAAAAACAACTTCAGACAATACAAATCAGCGACACTGAATACGGGGCAACCTCATGTCAACGAAGAACAGAACCCGCAGAACAACAACCCGCAACATCCGCTTTCCTAACCAAATGATTGAACAAATTAACATCGCTCTTGAGCAAAAAGGGTCTGGGAATTTCTCAGCCTGGGTCATTGAAGCCTGCCGTCGGAGACTAACGTCAGAAAAGAGAGCATATACATCAATCCAAAGTGATGATGGATGAACATCCCGGTTTCTTCCACCATCGCACCGGAAAAGCGACTATGAGGGTAACCCTGCGTCTGTCAGCACAGTAAAACCCGGTGTGCATCGTTTTTGATTATTCCCGCACACTCACGCAGAAGGAATTCCCCGTCGGGCTACGGTCATGGTTAATGCGGGAATACGGCGACGATACAGCGCAGCTAAAAGGGTAATGGACAGATAGAGCGGTTTATTTCATTCCACAGGATTCTGAGTGCCCCCCCCTCCTCCAATAGGCTGAGCATCCACCTATATAGTTTTAATTTTCATCAATCCATTTAACTATCGTTTAATTGTTGTCACATAGGATTCTGCCGTTTTTAACAATGCAGGATAATAAGATGAAAAAAATGTTGTTTTCTGCCGCTCTGGCAATGCTTATTACAGGATGTGCTCAACAGACGTTTACTGTTGGAAACAAACCGACAGCAGTAACACCAAAGGAAACCATCACCCATCATTTCTTCGTTTCGGGAATTGGACAGGAGAAAACTGTTGATGCAGCCAAAATTTGTGGCGGCGCAGAAAATGTTGTTAAAACAGAAACCCAGCAAACATTCGTAAATGGATTTCTCGGTTTTATTACTTTAGGCATTTATACTCCGCTGGAAGCGCGTGTGTATTGCTCACAATAATTGCATGAGTTGCCCATCGATATGGGCAGCTCTATCTGCACTGCTCATTAATATACTTCTGGGTTCCTTCCAGTTGTTTTTGCATAGTGATCAGCCTCTCTCTGAGGGTGAAATAATCCCGTTCAGCGGTGTCTGCCAGTCGGGGGGAGGCTGCATTATCCACGCCGGAGGCGGTGGTGGCTTCACGCACTGACTGACAGACTGCTTTGATGTGCAACCGACGACGACCAGCGGCAACATCATCACGCAGAGCATCATTTTCAGCTTTCGCATCAGCTAACTCCTTCGTGTATTTTGCATCGAGCGCAGCAACATCACGCTGACGCATCTGCATGCCAGTAATTGCCGCGTTCGCCAGCTTCAGTTCTCTGGCATTTTTGTCGCGCTGGGCTTTGTAGGTAATGGCGTTATCACGGTAATGATTAACAGCCAATGACAGGCAGACGATGATGCAGATAACCAGAGCGGAGATAATCGCGGTTACTCTGCTCATTGTTTCCCCCACAAACAGACTTCACGCTCAATCTCACGGCGAGTCATCAGTCCTTTCCATTGATTACCGCCAGCGTATGTCCAGCGCTGTAGCTGATCACATGCGCCTTTAATATCACCCTGGTTTATTTTGCGAAGAAGCGTCGATGTTCTGAAATTGCCAGCACCCACGTTGTAGACGAACGAGTAAAGAGCGCCGCGCGTTGTTTCCGGTATATCGACTTTGATGTACCGGTTAATTTGTCTGGCGACAGTTGCAAGGTCTTTATTCAGGAGGGCTTTGCACTCTGCTTCGGTATACGTTTTACCGGGAATGATGTCTTTTCCTGTATGCCCGTAACATACAGTCCATACACCAACTATGTCTTTGTAAGGATTATGTCTCACACCTTCCAGACCATCGTTACCACTTGGGCCAGTGATTAACACAGATGCTATAGCAATAGCCCCGCCACCAATAGCAGCAGCAACAGCTTTTCGTAATGATGGAGGCATTATTCACCTCTCGCAGCCTTGCGCTTATCTTCTTTAATCTTGAAATAAAGGTTTGTCAGGTACGTCAGCAGGCCAAATACCAGGCTACCCAGCACACCTATTGCTGCCCACTGTGAGGGCGTGACTTTATCGAGCAGCTGTAAAAACCAGTACCCGGCACTACCTGCTGAGGTGCCATAGGCGACACCCGTTGTTAACTTATCCATGGATTTCATAACCCCACCTCGCAGACAAAGCGGGTGTAAATTGAGGGAATACTACGAAACGTAACAGACTCGGAGTCAGTGAATAACTCAGGTATTAGGTTATCAGCTAATATCGAGACTCAAAAAATGGAAAAACCCGCTCGACGGCGGGTTTAAGCTGTGTGACGAAGTAACCACTCTTAACAGCATAACCAATTTTTTACGTACGTAAACCACTAAATGATATTTGCGAGAATGCTACCGAGTATTGAAAACACCACTACAAATACATAAGCAAATCTCAACAAATAACCAACAAATAATTTCCAGCGTTATTTTTAGCCAATTTAAATTGAACCTTCAAATTATAGAGCACTTATAAATAACAGCCATTAATATAAATTGGCTAATAGATTTATTTTTATTCAGCCAAGAGCCATGAATAGGATTCGATAGAAAAAAGTTCAGATAAAAATAGAGATCTACTTCACAAATTAAACGAGAAACCAAAACTTACATCTTGAAATAATCACATTGATTAGATGAATATTTATCGCGCAGTGACATCATTTTTTAATAATAGTTCAAAAAAAAGGGCTCACGATGAAAAAATTAACAGTGGCAATTTCTGCTGTAGCTGCATCAGTACTGATGGCGATGTCTGCTCAGGCAGCTGAAATTTATAATAAAGACAGTAACAAGCTGGATCTGTACGGGAAAGTTAATGCTAAGCACTACTTCTCCTCTAATGATGCAGATGATGGTGATACTACTTATGCCCGTCTTGGCTTCAAAGGTGAAACCCAAATCAACGATCAACTGACTGGTTTCGGTCAGTGGGAATATGAATTCAAAGGCAACCGCGCTGAATCTCAAGGTTCCTCCAAAGATAAAACCCGTCTTGCCTTCGCTGGCCTGAAATTCGGTGACTACGGCTCCATCGATTATGGCCGTAACTACGGTGTAGCATACGATATTGGTGCATGGACCGACGTTCTGCCAGAATTCGGTGGCGATACCTGGACCCAAACAGATGTATTCATGACTGGTCGCACCACAGGTGTTGCAACTTATCGTAACAACGACTTCTTTGGTCTGGTTGATGGCCTGAACTTTGCAGCTCAGTATCAGGGCAAAAATGACCGAAATGAAGTAACTGAAGCTAATGGCGATGGTTTCGGTTTCTCAACTACTTATGAGTATGAAGGATTCGGCGTGGGTGCAACCTATGCTAAATCTGATCGCACTAATAATCAGGTTATCTACGGTAACAACGGTCTGAATGCTTCTGGTCAAAATGCTGAAGTATGGGCAGCTGGTCTGAAATATGATGCGAACAACATCTATCTGGCCACCACCTATTCTGAAACCCAGAACATGACTGTTTTTGGTAATAACCATATTGCCAACAAAGCACAAAACTTCGAAGCTGTTGCACAATATCAGTTCGACTTCGGCCTGCGTCCATCCGTTGCTTACCTGCATTCTAAAGGAAAAGACTTGGGTGTTTGGGGTGATCAGGACCTGGTTGAATATGTTGATGTAGGTGCAACCTATTACTTCAACAAAAATATGTCCACTTTTGTTGACTACAAAATCAACCTGATTGATAAGAGCGATTTCACGAAAGCATCTGGCGTTGCTACCGATGATATCGTTGCTGTAGGTATGGTTTACCAGTTCTAATTTGATTACTAAAAGATATGTTGTGGGAGGCTTTGCCTCCCCAACATATAAGTGGCTCCCTCAAGCCACTTCCTTTAGAAGCACAACCTTGCTTCTAACTATACAAACCTTCTGTTATATATTACCCTTTATTTTTGGGGGCGTTTCAACGCCCCATTTTTAATAACTTTTAGTAAATAATTGACGTATTAATTAGAGTTATTAACAACGATATCCATCTCTAACCGGATATCTAATGCCATTAACATCCCTTCAATTATGCCCTCAGCCTTTTGTAACCTTTTCCCGATATAACCATCAGAGCAGCAATGCTTCCCTGCCAGTGACATGAATGTCATACCGACTACATAATAATCTACTAATAAATCGTGCAAATCGCTGTTGTTCTTTTTCAGACGGGCCATGCACCCGCAAATGATCATCGCGTCATCGTCACAACATTGCGGGCGAGATTTTACTTTTGAAGGAATTAATCCCTTAAAACCGGCGGCAATGGACGACCAGGTCACATCTTCATGATTATTAGCCGCCCACGCTCCCCAACGCTCAAGAACCATCTGAATATCACGCATCAACTTACTCCACAAAAATCAGACCAGAACGCCAATTACAAGCAAAAATCAACAAAACAGTATTAGTTGATTGTTATCTCTGACTTCATACTCCTGCTCCTGTCAGTGTTTTGGCGTAATTCTTCAGTATTCGGTAATCGGTCAAAACAGAACCGGGGAAACGATATAAGCGCAGATGCCCCCAGCGGTGGCGAAGAAGTTCTGCCATATAAAACTCAAACATCATTCATTCCCCATTTCGGTGATGGTCAGTTCCAGCCTCCCACCTTTGGTAACGGGCATCTTCACAACGCGGTAATCAACGACCTGAGCATCATCCAGCCAGAAACCTGCTTTAGTGAGTGCGTCAAAAGCGGCTTTTTGCAGATTATCCAGGTCACGGCGACGGCGATCCGGCATGTGGCACTCAATGCGGATTTTCACAGGCATAGCCAGGCCGATATCCAGCATTGCGTTTTTAATGATTCGGGCGACGTTATCGCGGTATGCCTGCCCCTCTGCGCTGATGTGCGTGCGTCCGCGATTATGGCGGTAATAGCGATTATTGCTCGGAGGCCAGGGTAATGTGATGCTGTAGGTATTCACGCCTTAATAACCCCCTCTTTCAGCCAGATAACCTGTGTTCTCGCCATACCTTCCAGCGCGCATTCTTTTGCATATGCAGCATCGACAAAATGTGTGCGGCGGTCGATTTCGTCGTGGCAGGCAGAACATGCAATGGTGGCAATCAGGTCTGGCGGTTTGATACCGGTACCGCACAATCCAGCCAGCCGGATATGTGCCAGTACAGACGTCTCAGAATTGCCATTACATACGCCAGGGATTCTTACCTGGCATTCCCGACCACGCGCTGCTTTTCTCAAATCAGCCATGATTCCTCCTTGCTGCCAGTCGCAACCATTTTTTATCAACCAGGCTAGCGGTATATCCGAGCAGTGTTGGTATTTCGGATGGCTTCAGCTCCGGTTTACGCTTACGACGATTTGGTACTCTGTAGATGTGTCCGTTCATGACACGAATAAGCGGTGTAGCCATTACGCCTCCTGCTTGTCACGGAGCTGCTGGAACTCGCAGCTCTGCGGAATAGTCAGATGGCAGCCAATATTCACCGCCCAGGCTTCGACCTTACACAGGAAGACATACATCTCTCCGGTATCAAGATCGGAGGTATGGCGTAACGACTGGATAGTGGTGATATCACCGGTTACGACATCAACCAGGTCTTTGGTTTCATAACCGAGATATGTGTGTTTGAGAGCATCTTTTACCCAAGCTGGAGTGGCGAACGTTTTACCCCTGCTGATGAGGTATTCACTGATTTCGCTGTACCACATGTGGCTGAGTGCATTCTGGGAAAGACTGCGTTTCTCACGCCACGGTTTAAGCACCATGCGAAAGCATTTGCCCTCCTCCAGATAAGGCTGGATCTGCCGACCGATAGCGGTGAAGTTACCGCGATGTAATTTTATGCCGTCTTGTGGGAGGTTCACGCTTCACCTCCGCAGAGGCCAAACGCTGGATGCAAAAAATCGCAGGTGCATTTCTGCATCTGTGAATGGAGAAGATAGGTTGGATTGTATGTGCGCATAAACGTCCCCGTTTAGCGCAGAAGTCACCGGAGTTGTTCAGGCTCCAATGGCATGATTATGGCTGGTTGATTATTGGAAATCAAATGTGCTGAAAATTAGTCTGCCAAGTCTTCCTCAGTCGCAACTGGGTAATTCCAAATATCAAAAAAAGCTATAGCCTCCTGCCATTTGCCCCATAAGTTATCAAGTACTTGTGTAGGTTCCGTCCTTTTAAAAACAGAATCAGCCGCATCACCGTTATGAACTTCCTCGTACAGTTCCATTATTAGCAGATTAACAAAGTACTGTTTCAACATTAATGCCTGATTACCTTCTTTCTGCTGGCTATCCTGCTTGATGATCTCCATCGCCCGTACTAGGCACCTGATGATATCCGCTGCATCATTAACGCTCCATTCAGATCCGCGCTTATCTTTAGCTGATGAATTGGCTCTCTCAGCGCAAGCCTTTAAAGACTCATAAAGGTAAACTCTATTTTGTAGCTGCAGCGCTTTTTTTGACGTGTACCAACTTGCAAGCGCCGACCCCGCTGCGGCTAATGTGCCAAACGCAGAAATGCCTGCTGCTATTGCACTTAAGTCGGCACTGTCAAAGTTCCACATCATCGTTACACCTTATATAAACACCCCTCAGTAATATCCAATAAGGTATGTGAACAATCAATATAACTTATATCCGTATCGGCACATAGCGATTTTAATGCTACTGATAATGGTATCTTTTAGATTATATCGTCCAGTTCCAGTACCCGTATTTTATGAAATGGACTCGCACATTACCAAAAAAATGCCAGCACTTCCGTCATCGCAGAATGCTGGCAGTATTTCTAACTAGTGACTTTATTGCAACAGATTCTGACGGAAATATGGTAACACACGACTCCACTTATCATCCTGCCACGGTTGGAATTTTACATGCGCCGTTTCTCTGGCAAGGATTTCTCGCGCCCTGTTGAGTATCCGAGGATATTCTTGTTCGATTGAAGTGAATCTACCTGCTTCGCGATGCTCTGCGACCTGAAGAAGGGGCGTAACGTTCTGGCAGGCGGTTAACATCGTATCACTTGCTCGCCATAACCAGGCGAGTGTGCAAAGTTCGTTATCAGTGAATTGTTTTGTGATTGGGGATTGTTGAACTTCTCGATCGAGAATATCCAGAACCCAGCGGCGGAATTCTTTGGCCACAGGAGTACGAGCAAACATGGCGATCAAATGGGCTCCGCGAAGGCTAAATACTCGAGACTCCTGCATTCCACGAGGGGTGGTCACTTTGACCACCCTTGTCATCATATCTGTGAATTCATCTGAGTGCCGAGAGTAAATGCGCTGAACTGCTTTATCGTCCGCATATTCCAGTGCTAAACCAACTTCAGTGGCAGTAAGCCAAATTCTGTTATTGTGGCAAATCGGGGTAAACGTCGTTTTGTGGAATGCTAATTGAGTAGTCATAGTATCACCTCATCAGGTTAACCATCACCACCAACGACGCCAATCGACTGGTGGTGAACTGTGTAAGGTTGGCGTAACCGGCTACTCAAACCCGGCGCTTCCGAAGAAGCCCTCACACAGCCCACCATAATTTGGGCATAGCCGTGCTTAGCGCACAAAAAAACCGCTTAACGCGGTATGCGTTGAGTAGTATCCCGGGACGCCAATCCCGTGTGCCGATTTTGCGGCAACGCACAGAATATAGCGCCGGATAAATCATGTCGTCAACCCCAGTAAATGGACACCATGATGATCACAGCCATAGTTGCTACAACAGTTACAACTACCTCAGGCCAAAACATAACGATTTCCATATCACCTTTAGCCGCCAGACGAATAGAGACTCCCAATTCTGGCTGTCGAAGTAAAACACCGAATGTAAAAAATCGTAGGTGCATTTCTGCATCTGTGAATGGAGATGAGAGTTTGGATTGTGTGTGCGCATAAACGTCCCCGTTTAGCGCAGAAGTCACCGGAGTTTTTTAGGCTCCGATGACAATATTATGGCTTTTTTATTTCTAAATTCAAAACTTGAAAATATTAAGATTCGCTTTTAAATCAACCCTAAACAACTGAAGATAACATCTGATAGTCAGCTAATTGCAAAGATATTAAAAATAACTTTAGGGAGTGCGAAAGATGAAATAAAAAGCACAACCATAAAAATGGCATGCTTAATAAATGATGAGCTTGTAAAAAAAGCTCCTCCCTTGCTAATCCCTGCCATAAAAACAAAGATAAAGCTAATTAAGCACGACCATATCACTAACAAAACTGAGATTGACATGCTTAAAGACATATCGCGAGAAAATACGTTTACTGAAATAGAAATGAAAGTAAAGAAAGAAGCAAATAAAGCAATGACACCCAGCATTGAGTTCCTTGCTGTAATTACTTCCGATTCAAAGCTTTTAACTTTCTCATGTATATCTTTTTCAGCATTTGATAATGTTGCATCAAATTGCTCAATCTTTGCAGTTTGCTGAGATAATGAAGACATTACCTTACCTATTTTTCTTTTAGTATCATTAATATTCTTTTTGCTCTTATTCAACTCTTGCGAAAAATTGGTTAGTTGATCATTGATATTTTTCCAGAGGATGTTATCAATATCACTTTTTGTATATTTTTTTACATTCTCTTTATTAAAAGAAATTGTAGATTCAGAATTATTATTAACAAAGTAATTAGATAAAATGGCATTAGAGACAGTATTATCCATCACCGGCACAGTTGCTTTTGAACTGTATTTTATAGCTTCATGCAACATTTCTTTTTCATTAACAAAAAGAGAGGTTTTTATTAAGTTTTGTGGTGCCGCGTCTTTGATAGATATACTTTCCCGCTCTTTATTTGAAGCTGTTGCAGTTTTATTATCTATCTGCAAATTACTAATTTTTTGTACCCCTCCTGTATACGTAGATGTACTATTCGATACTTGTGAATTAGAATAAAGTGAATGATGCGCAGTTCTTTTTGCCATGTCATCGTTGACTATAGCATTATTATTTGCAATTCTTTTTATATCCTTTTTATTATCATCCTTATTCATTCAGCCACCTCACATTACTGAATTTCATTCACTTTACTTAAAAAGGCTTTTTTTGTTTTTTCTGCGGTATATTTATCTTTAAATATAAAACTCTCGATTGTATTCACATCGATCTGTTTCACTAGCATTGGTTGTTCTCTGACAAGATCATATCCTGACATAATCGACAAATGACAATTAAATATGGACTGCTCAAACTCGAATTTTTTATTATACATTAAATTAATATCTTCAATTATTTCGCTATCATTCTGCATGTTGTTACTAAGATAGTTTTTAACAATCTCTTTGTTTGGGTTGTTGTTTAATTCCGCCTTAACGGCCACCAAGCCTATTCTGATAATATCCTTATTGAGTTCTTTATGGATATCAACCACACTATCGAAAACTTCTTGAAACAAATGTAAGTCTACCTCTTGCTCAGAATCCATACGTTCAAAAAACAAATCACATCTCTGCAGTGAGCATTGAACTCTAAATTTATTATCTATAGAAAACAATTGGAGACGAGGAATCTCTGGTGGGGTATCCATAGGTAAAACGCCCAACATCATATTGTTTGTTAATTCAATACCTGCCTTCTTTTTAAAAGTTTGCCTAATAAAATACGACATTCCATCGAAATCGACAGTCGTTGATGAATCGTAAAAAAATACCATTTGTAACTGTATGATTTTCATCCTATATTCCAGGTTTCAGCAATGTAAATTTGGCGCATTATTCTAGCTTACAACAGCAACATTTTTGAAGGGCTTTGCTAAAACTTTTATTCCCAGTGGCATTAATTTCAACCAATAGAACCTGAACAGAAAAAAACATAAAAATCAATGCATTATTTCGAAATCTTTTTATATAATGCTTTTCCCCCTTTCAGCCCAAACTTAGCTTTGATTTCTGCGATCTTCGCCAGAGCCTGTGCACGATTTAGAGGTCTACCGCCCATGACAGGAAGTTGTTTTACTGGTTCAGGTATAGCCTCACCACGGTTAATTCGTGCGGTCATACAGGACAGTTCATCGGCAGCCTTGCGCCGTAATTCCGCGTCAGTCAACGCATTGGCCCGCATGTTCTGATACAGGTTGGTAACCAGCCAGTAGTGCGCGTTTGATTTCCACGGATAAGACTCCGCATCCGGATACAGGCCTCGCTTCCGGCAATACTCGTAAACCATATCAACCAGCTCGCTGACGTTTGGCAGTCCGGCGATAACGGATGCTTCTTCCCGGCACCATGCAACAAACTGCCCGGGTGATGGCAGAAATGGTCGATTCTGCCGACGGGCTACGCGCATTCCAGCGTTAACCTGTTCCATTGTGGTGATCCCGTTTTCCCGGAAAGCCAGAACCCACTGGCGGCGGATTTCGTTCAGTTCATTCTGGTCACGGTTAGCCAGGCTCGCCGGGAAAGTTGCCAGTAACTGGCTGAACACACCATTGATGATCTGCGCTACCTGCTGTACCTGAGGCTTTTCGTCGTACTGTTCCGGCATGTTGTTGGCGATCCGACGCATCTGCTCACGGTCAAAGTTAATCATCTGTGCGGCGATGTTTTTCATAGATCCACCCCGTAAATCCAGTCTGTGTTTGTCAGGTCGAGTTTTGGTTTGCTAGCTGTCACGCCTGCCTGTTGCTTGTTACGGTTGATTTCGAGTTGGGTCCACTTGTCGCGGAGTTTGGCCGGACTTAGCACGTTACCGGACCAGAAGTTGTCCTGGCATGCCCAGCGGAACAGCACACACATGTCGCGGTGGTTACGTCCGTCACGTTCACGCATCAGGCGGATATCGTTAGCCCACCCTGCAAAATTCGGTTTTCTGGCTGATGGCGCGATGGTCTTCACCATGTCAAACATCCACTCTGCGGCGGTCAGGTCTTCTGCTGTCCCCCACTTGCTGCCGCTCTGAATTGCAGCATCTGGTTTCACCACAGGAAGATCGTTTTCTGGTTGGTCAGAGGATTCGCCAGAATTCTCGGACGAAAAAGGTTTTATATTGTCTTTTGTTAGTTTGTCTTTTGTGTTTACCTGATTCGGGTAAACGCCTTTACCTGATTTGGGTAAACTTTTCTTACCTGATTCAGGTAAATTTACCTCTTTCAGGTAAACTTTATTTTTCTTACCTGATTCGGGTAATGTTGACCATTCACTGACCACATTATTAATACCGATATTCCGCCCGCTCTGAATCAAAATCCCACGCTTTACCAGAACACTTTTTGCAGCAGAACACTTGTGCGGCAATATCCCGGTTAATTCGGAAAGTTGCTCGTTGCTAACCCAATCCAGTTTTTTATTAAAGCCATATGTTTTGCGCATGACAGCCAGGAAGACCAGAAGCTGGTGCTGTGTTAATCCGGCCAGCATCACAGCTTCCAGCAACTCATTTGCAATGCGCGTATAACCATCATCGAGATCTGCCACGCGCGGCTCCTTTTGTGCCACATCCGGCACAGGAAAATTGAATATCTCAGCAGTGTTTGCCATAATTCCTCCCGCAATGAGTGTGTTACGATTTGCACCTGAAAGTCGGTTCTGTTCCCGCAGACCGACTTTCGCCATTTTTGAACCTGTCATATTGCCCCCAGCATGGTGGTGACCATCGCCATCAATGGACCAGCCAGATCCGGGTCCACTCGAAACATCGACACAATGCCTTCACTCATCTCCTTCAGTTTCTGGTGGCGTGGTGCGTTGAGAATGACCGCCTGCTTTGCCTCACAGAGTTCCTTTTCCATTTCAGCCAGCCGAGCCATGAAGCTATCCTGCTCAACCAGGTGGCCGCGATATTCCAGCGGTAGTACCGCCAGAATTGCCGGGGTCAGTTCACGCACGTTATTTCGGTATTTTTCAGAATCGAATTTGTTATCGAGGAAGCGGAACAGCTTCTGGCGTGCACGGCTGACATCATCAGGGAAATCGATAGTGCCGCCGCCCTGCTCCCGATACTCATTCACAATGAGTGTGGCAACGACATCCTGATTATCTTCAGCCGACCAGGCGCGGACGGCATCACGGATTTTTTCGTGGCCTGGCACCTGTTTTGTTTGAGAACGATTTATCACCGCAGTCGGGCTAAATCCGCTAGTCTGTTGGTATGTAAGTGGTTGCATAATTGACTCCTTTAGTTTGAATTGACTGTTAAGTTGATTGCTTATTGTTAAAGAGCGTGAAATGGAAATTTAAGCTGCGTTCTTTTCGGTGTGTGGAAACAACTTCGGAAGATCCGGGCGAATCTGGTATGCCTTCACTACTCCACCAGTAGCCGTAACAATGCTGCCGACATGTTCAGGGGATACCTTTGCTTTGTTGTGAAGCCACTTATAGACGGCCTGCTGTGAAACTTCGCAGGCAGCGCCCAGTTTCTTTTGTGAACCAACGATATTGATCGCTGTTTTGATAGCTGGGTTCATAACAACCTCCGTGGTTAATTTGAACCAAGATTAAAACCATGGTTGTTTTTAGTCAACAACCATTTTCGTTTGATGGAATAAAACCTTGGTTGTACATTTGGACTATGAAAACAACACTCTCAGAAAGACTTAAAGAAGCCAGATTAGCGCGAGGCCTTACACAAAAGGCGCTTGGGGATTTGGTCGGGGTTAGCCAAGCTGCTATTCAGAAAATCGAAACAGGGAAAGCTAACCAAACAACTAAAATCGTGGAGATCGCGAACGCTTTGGGTGTGCGCGCAGAATGGTTATCTTCTGGCGTTGGAAATATGTCAGACAGTACAGTGCAACCAATACAATCAACTGTCAGCCATTCCAAATACTTTAAGATTGACGTTCTTGATATAGAAGTGAGTGCCGGGCCGGGAGTCATCAACCGTGAATTTGTAGAAGTTCTACGCTCGGTTGAGTACTCGTTTGACGATGCTCGTCACATGTTCGATGGCAGGAAGGCGGAAAATATCCGCATCATTAACGTGCGTGGTGACAGCATGTCAGGAACGATCGAACCAGGTGATCTGCTGTTCGTTGATATCACGGTTAAATCTTTCGACGGTGATGGTATCTATGCGTTTCTGTACGACGACACAGCCCATGTAAAGCGTCTGCAAATGATGAAGGATAAGCTGCTGGTTATCTCTGATAACAAGAGCTACTCACCTTGGGACCCGATCGAGAAAGACGAGATGAACCGGGTGTTCATCTTCGGTAAGGTTATTGGGAGCATGCCGCAGACGTATAGGAAGCATGGGTAGCCATACAATAGAAGTTTTAAGATTTAAGACAATATCGTAAATTAACTGTATATGTGATCAGGTGAATGCCATAATGGATGCGGGCAACAATTCGGAAACCAATGATATGAAGTTCAGGATAGTATACGACGGTCCGGCACTGGAAACGCATGAAATGAACGTGCGAGACCTTGCTCCTGCCCTTCTATCACTATCAGATGCATTAGAGGAAGCCGGTAAAACTCTCTACGGAAACAAGACTGTTGTTTCTGTAAAAGTCAATGCATCATTTAAAGCTGGCTCATTTGGAATAGATCTGGTTGCCTCATCTACATCTTGGTTCAAACAGGCTGTTGATTTTTTATCCGGCGATTCAGCAACAGCCGCTGCGAATTTGATTGCTTTTATTGGACTCTGTCCTGGTTCTAAAGAAAAAATATGCAAAGGCCTAATTCAACTGATAAAATGGATAGGTCCAAGGAAAATAAAAAAATTACACAATTTGCCTGATAGCAACATCGAAGTCTTTGTTGATGACGAAAGCGAGATCTACGACAGTAACGTTATTGAACTTTATAAAAATATTAAACTTCGCTCTTCATTACAAGAAGTTATAAGTAAGCCATTAGAGCAGGAAGGCATTGACAGCTTTGCCTCTACTGTCGATGATGGTTTGACATTCATGACGATCAACAAGCAAGAAGCACATTATTTCAAAGTCAATCTACCAGCAGAATCAATAATTTCAGAGTACACAGTAGAGAAAGCCCTTCAAATTAAAAATATTTCCTTCAATGAAGGAAGCCGGTGGCGGTTTTCTGATGGTGCCAGTAGCTTTTTGGCTGAAATAAAAGACCAGAAATTCATCAGCGATATTGATAACAACACCTTAAATTTTTCTAAAGGTGATATGTTACTTGTAGATTTAAAAGTAACTCAATATATGATCGGAGATGCCATAAAAACCATATTCGAAATTGAGCATGTAAAAAAACAGCTGAATCCTCAAAGGCAAATAGATCTTCCATTCGAATAAAGATACCCGGCCACCGTGCCGGGTTTTCTTTTGCCTCCCCTCATCACACAAACCGTTCAAAAAACCACCACGACCTCGCTTCAGTTATCGCTATGCGATGCAAGTCACAAAATAAATCCATCTTAAATACAACCAGTTATATCTAAAACAACCAATAAAACAACTTTTGTTGTTGACGATAAAACAACTATAGTTTTAAATGAATTCATCGCTACAACACAACGATACGGCAATCACCTGATTCACCGTTGCGATGACCGCTTAGATCCGCAGCTTGAATTTCAGCAGGCTCCGGGGAGTGCGAGGGGTGAAGCGGACGCGTGAACGTCGGTGTGACCAGCTGAAATCAACTCAACACTTCATACCTCAGTCGCTTCAACGAGGCGACTTAGTTATGACAACCGGCGGCCATCCACCGCCTGAATACGCGCAGAAGTCTCTATATGTTCAGCAGCCCAGCTTACGGGCAGGAGTTTTTATGGTTCATCAACATTACGGAACGCAGACCGTTAATCGAGGTGCGGTCATGCCAGGAATGCTGGTCAAACACAAAGATGGTACCTGGACTGCATCAGCTAATTTACGCGGACGGCTTTATCTGCATCGCGGCATCGAGCGCACTTATACCCGTGATTTGCTCGTGGAAGTTTTTCTCGACGGACGCGGTAACGGCCTGAATCACTAACCCCCTTTCCTGTTTTCCTAATCAGCCTGGCATTTCCCGGGCAATAGTTTCACAGCCATTTTCAGGAGTTCAGCCATGAACGCTTATTACATTCAGGATCGTCTTGAGGCTCAGAGCTGGGTGCGTCACTACCAGCAGATCGCCCGTGAAGAGAAAGAGGCAGAACTGGCAGACGACCTGGAAAAGGGTCTGCCCCAGCATTTGTTTGAATCGCTCTGCATCGATCATTTGCAACGTCACGGGGCCAGCAAAAAAGCCATTACCCGTGCGTTTGATGACGATGTTGAGTTTCAGGAGCGCATGGCAGAACACATCCGGTACATGGTTGAAACCATTGCTCACCACCAGGTTGATATTGATTCAGAGGTATAAAACGGATGAGTACAGCACTCGCAACGCTGGCTGGGAAGCTGGCTGAACGTGTCGGCATGGATTCTGTCGACCCACAGGAACTGATCACCACTCTTCGCCAGACAGCATTTAAAGGCGATGCCAGCGATGCGCAGTTCATCGCATTGCTGATCGTCGCCAACCAATACGGCCTTAATCCGTGGACGAAAGAAATTTACGCCTTCCCTGATAAGCAGAACGGCATCGTTCCGGTGGTGGGCGTTGATGGCTGGTCCCGCATCATCAACGAAAACCAGCAGTTTGACGGCATGGACTTTGAACAGGACAACGAATCCTGCACATGCCGGATTTACCGCAAAGACCGCAATCATCCGATCTGCGTTACCGAGTGGATGGATGAATGCCGCCGCGAACCATTCAAAACCCGCGAAGGCAGAGAAATCACGGGGCCGTGGCAGTCGCATCCCAAACGGATGTTACGGCATAAAGCCATGATTCAGTGTGCCCGTCTCGCCTTCGGATTTGCTGGTATCTATGACAAGGATGAAGCCGAGCGCATTGTCGAAAATACCGCATACACTGCAGAACGTCAGCCGGAACGCGACATCACTCCGGTTAACGATGAAACCATGCAGGAGATTAACACTCTGCTGATCGCCCTGGATAAAACATGGGATGACGACTTATTGCCGCTCTGTTCCCAGATATTTCGCCGCGACATTCGCGCATCGTCAGAACTGACACAGGCCGAAGCAGTGAAAGCTCTTGGATTCCTGAAACAGAAAGCCACTGAGCAGAAGGTGGCAGCATGACACCGGACATTATCCTGCAGCGTACCGGGATCGACGTGAGAGCTGTCGAACAGGGGGATGATGCGTGGCACAAATTACGGCTCGGCGTCATCACCGCTTCAGAAGTTCACAACGTGATAGCAAAGCCCCGCTCAGGAAAGAAGTGGCCTGACATGAAAATGTCCTACTTCCACACCCTGCTGGCTGAGGTTTGCACCGGTGTGACTCCGGAAGTTAATGCTAAGGCGCTGGCCTGGGGAAAACAGTACGAGAACGACGCCAGAACTCTGTTTGAATTCACTTCCGGCGTGAATGTTACTGAATCCCCGATCATCTATCGCGACGAAAGTATGCGCACCGCCTGCTCTCCCGATGGTTTATGCAGTGACGGCAATGGCCTTGAGCTGAAATGCCCGTTTACCTCCCGGGATTTCATGAAGTTCCGGCTCGGTGGTTTCGAGGCCATAAAGTCGGCTTACATGGCCCAGGTGCAGTACAGCATGTGGGTGACACGAAAAGATGCCTGGTACTTTGCCAACTATGACCCGCGTATGAAGCGTGAAGGACTGCATTATGTCGTGGTTGAGCGGGATGAAAAGTACATGGCGAGTTTTGACGAGATGGTGCCGGAGTTCATCGAAAAAATGGACGAGGCACTGGCTGAAATTGGTTTTGTATTTGGGGAGCAATGGCGATGACGCATCCTCACGATAATATCCGGGTAGGCGCGATCACTTTCGTCTACTCCATTACAAAGCGAGGCTGGGTATTTCCCGGCCTTTCTGTTATCAGAAATCCACTGAAAGCACAGCGGCTGGCTGAGAAGATAAATAATAAACAGGAGGATATATGAGTCAGGTTGGTAATCATTCATTCGAATTTCCGGCATCGCAAGGTGTACAGGGTGGTACTGTTACACTCTTCCTTACCATACCAGGAAGATCGCTGGCTCGTTTCCTCGCTTCAGATAATTACGGCCATACACTGGCACGCTCTCAGCGAGAAATTAATCCAAATCGAGTACGAAAATTTTTAAATTATCTCACTAACGCAGACTCAAGAAATGAGCCTTTTATCATTCCCCCTCTCGTAGGTAACTGTGATTCGAATATAGAATTTGTACCGTTTGGCAACACAAATGTTGGTATAGCCAGAATTCCCCTCGACGCCGAAATAAAACTTTTTGATGGTCAACATCGTGCAGCTGGCATTGAGATATTTTGCCGAAGTTCCCCATCAACGCTCATGGTTCCCATGATGCTTACAATGAATCTGCCGCTAAAAACCCGGCAGCAGTTCTTTTCGGACATAAATAACAACGTTTCTAAGCCATCAGCGACCATCAATATGGCGTATAACGGCCGGGATGATATTGCTCAGGGAATGATATCCTTCCTGACCCAACATACTGTATTTGCCGATATAACCGATTTTGAACACAACGTAGTGCCATTAAAAAGTAATATGTGGGTGAGTTTCAAGGCACTCACTGATGCAACGTCAAAGTTCGCTAGGAACGGCAATCAACAACTTGAAATGGGATATATAGAATCTGTCTGGGAGGCATGGATTACACTAACTCAGATTGACTCAATCCGACATGGTGTACACCACGCTACGTACAAGCGCGATTATATTCAGTTCCATGGAGTAATGATTAACGCTTTCGGTTTTGCGGTTCAACAGATGATGGTTAATCATTCCATCGCAGAAATAACTTCTATGATCGAAAAACTATGTGCAACTACCAGCTCTGCAGAAAGAGAGGATTTTTTTCTGATGGATAACTGGGCGGGGATCTGCACGAAAGCCAGCCAGGAAAAACTATCTGTTATTGCCAATGTGGCAGCGCAGAAAGCAGCAGCAAACAGACTGATACAAGCTTTTACCAAAGGAAGTCTGGAAACAACTTAATGAATCAACATTGTCTCATATCAGCATGCTGTACGGCGTCTTTAAGGAACGGTGAGCATGAAAAACAAAATCATCATGGAGCTACAGGCTCCTTTTTTATTATTCGCATTCACCCTCAAGCGTATTAACCAACAATTCAGGGATTAATGAAAGATGGCAGACATCATTGATTCAGCATCAGAAATTGAAGAATTACAGCGCAACACAGCAATAAAAATGCGCCGCCTGAACCACCAGGCTATATCTGCCACTCATTGTTGTGAGTGTGGCGATCCGATAGATGAACGAAGACGCCTGGCCGTTCAGGGTTGTCGGACTTGTGCAAGTTGCCAGGAGGATCTGGAACTTATCAGTAAACAGAGAGGTTCGAAGTGAGCGAAATTAACTAGAAGCCAAAGATAAAATCATCGCTGAGCAGGAGAAAATCGCTAACGGAGAAAAGACAGTAAGTCAGTATATGAAAACCGCATGATATCATCAGATAAAAACCGATCGTAAAGCGAAATATTAATACCAGAATAAACGAGTCGAGGTAAATTATATTACCTCGATAAATTAACTAAAACTTGCCCGCTATATACTATCTCATTCAGTATCATCACGCGCGGTCTGTGCATATGTCACTACCGCACCTAATGTATTAATTTTCTTTTCAACATAGATAATATTATCGTACTCATAATTGCCATACGGATAGCAAATGCGAATATTCTCATGTAGATCGGGGTCATCCACCTCAGCTCCAGAACAACTTTTTGAACTACCGGAAGTATACCGATACGGTGCAACATAAGACGATGTCTCTCCAGGCAAAAAATAAGTTAGTGTTGTAAGGGGTATAATCAGAAAAAATCCAGAAAATATGCACATCCCTGCATAAACCTTAAGGTATGCTGACAGACTCTTCCAGCCGCTTTGTTTTACTATCCCCTTCTTAACCCAAAACAGAGATAACAGAAAAGCTATTCCCATGCTAAACAGAATGTAATAGTGGGATATACTCTGATTAAGAAACGTGACCCTGTAGATATCTGCCCGCCACCAGAAGAAAAGGAAAATAAAGATCAGCCCTGAAACTGTCATGCAAATCAAATAAGGATACGAATCTTTTTTCATGTTTAGCGCCCATAAAATTTTTCCTGCACCGGACAAATTTACCATCCATTTTTTGCGCAGAAAATAGCTCATTACTTACTGCACAATAATACACAAAATTGCGTAAATTTTTTGCATGGATTTTAGCTCTTTCAGCCGACGTTTAAGGGGTAAATAGCATTTCCTAAAAGCAACTGCACCAACCCAACAGAATGGGCTACCGCTTACGTTGAGAGCAAAAAAGTGTATAGCAGCAATGAACAGCATCCTCGCACTGACGGGGATTTCTTTTATCTGAGCTCGCTACGGCGAGTTTTGTTTTATGGAGACAAGAAATATCAGATTTGGCTATGAAGGTTTTGAAATGGCAATCAACTGGCGATGTCGGCATCAGTAGCGCAACTCTTGCCTCAATCGCATGTGGCCTGAAAAAGAATATCTATGGTCATCACTTCGGCGCTCCCCATGACGCAGCAGACTTTCGGCGATGCGTTGCACTTGTTGAGCAGATTCCAGAAATCAGAGATTCATTCGACAAGGTTGCAAAGCGCGTTCCGGCATTCAAAGGAATCCTCAACGAATGGGATTCACTCGTTGCTCTGTTGAAGTCTGAAATGAAGACGTACGGGAACAAAGCACCAGAGACTTACAGAAGAATCAGCGAGCTACGCAAGGACTAACCCGCCTCACACTCGATGAGGCATTTTCATTTATCAAGATATCCAGACCTACCATCGCCGCATCAATGCGGTTTTTTTATTACCTGATTTGCAGGTTCGATTCCCTATTCGGAGATAGCACTCATGCAACACGAACTACAGCCTGATTCCCTGGTTGATTTGAAATTCATCATGGCCGATACTGGCTTCGGTAAAACCTTCATCTATGACCGGATTAAGTCCGGAGACCTGCCTAAAGCCAAAGTTATCCACGGGCGAGCAAGATGGTTATATCGTGACCATTGTGAATTCAAAAATAAGCTCTTAAGCCGCGCCAATGGGTAAAATAGCGGGTAAAATATTTCTCACATCTAAAAAACACCATTCTAATCAACCCCCTGCCGCCTCAAGTAGATGTCTGCAGGGGACACCAGATACCCTTCAAACGAAATCTACCTTCACCCCGTAAAAGATGGGTTTGGCAGCACACTTGCCTTATATCTACTCATTTTTACTGCAACAGGTTGAAATCTCAGCACTGTCAGAAAGCGCTGATGACTAAACAGCCCTGGGCCGGGCGATGTAACCATCACACAGAATCCTGATAGCGAAATATGGCGTGACTCGATACTTCACTCCGCAATGCATTCCTTGATGAATTCGCAGGACCGTGATACACGGGACAGGTCACTGAATGACGACAATGTCCTGGAAATCAGCGAACCGCGCATCTGAAGTACATTTGAGCGACTGTACCAGAACATGAATGAGGCGTTTGGATTAGGCGATTATTAGCAGGGCTAAGCATTTTACTATTATTATTTTCCGGTTGAGGGATATAGAGCTATCGACAACAACCGGAAAAAGTTTACGTCTATATTGCTGAAGGTACAGGCGTTTCCATAACTATTTGCTCGCGTTTTTTACTCAAGAAGAAAATGCCAAATAGCAACATCAGGCAGACAATACCCGAAATTGCGAAGAAAACTGTCTGGTAGCCTGCGTGGTCAAAGAGTATCCCAGTCGGCGTTGAAAGCAGCACAATCCCAAGCGAACTGGCAATTTGAAAACCAATCAGAAAGATCGTCGACGACAGGCGCTTATCAAAGTTTGCCACGCTGTATTTGAAGACGGATATGACACAAAGTGGAACCTCAATGGCATGTAACAACTTCACTAATGAAATAATCCAGGGGTTAACGAACAGCGCGCAGGAAAGGATACGCAACGCCATAATCACAACTCCGATAAGTAATGCATTTTTTGGCCCTACCCGATTCACAAAGAAAGGAATAATCGCCATGCACAGCGCTTCGAGTACCACCTGGAATGAGTTGAGATAACCATACAGGCGCGTTCCTACATCGTGTGATTCGAATAAACCTGCATAAAAGACAGGAAAAAGTTGTTGATCAAAAATGTTATAGAAAGACCACGTCCCCACAATAAATATGACGAAAACCCAGAAGTTTCGATCCTTGAAAACTGCGATAAAATCCTCTTTTTTTACCCCTCCCGCATCTGCCGCTACGCACTGGTGATCCTTATCTTTAAAACGCATGTTGATCATCATAAATACAGCGCCAAATAGCGAGACCAACCAGAAGTTGATATGGGGACTGATACTAAAAAATATGCCGGCAAAGAACGCGCCAATAGCATAGCCAAAAGATCCCCAGGCGCGCGCTGTTCCATATTCGAAATGAAAATTTCGCGCCATTTTTTCGGTGAAGCTATCAAGCAAACCGCATCCCGCCAGATACCCCAAGCCAAAAAATAGCGCCCCCAGAATTAGACCTACAGAAAAATTGCTTTGCAGTAACGGTTCATAAACGTAAATCATAAACGGTCCGGTCAAGACCAGGATGAAACTCATACACCAGATGAGCGGTTTCTTCAGACCGAGTTTATCCTGAACGATGCCGTAGAACATCATAAATAGAATGCTGGTAAACTGGTTGACCGAATAAAGTGTACCTAATTCCGTCCCTGTCAACCCTAGATGTCCTTTCAGCCAAATAGCGTATAACGACCACCACAGCGACCAGGAAATAAAAAAGAGAAATGAGTAACTGGATGCAAAACGATAGTACGCATTTCTGAATGGAATATTCAGTGCCATAATTACCTGCCTGTCGTTAAAAAATTCACGTCCTATTTAGAGATAAGAGCGACTTCGCCGTTTACTTCTCACTATTCCAGTTCTTGTCGACATGGCAGCGCTGTCATTGCCCCTTTCGCCGTTACTGCAAGCGCTCCGCAACGTTGAGCGAGATCGATAATTCGTCGCATTTCTCTCTCATCTGTAGATAATCCCGTAGAGGACAGACCTGTGAGTAACCCGGCAACGAACGCATCTCCCGCCCCCGTGCTATCGACACAATTCACAGACATTCCAGCAAAATGGTGAACTTGTCCTCGATAACAGACCACCACACCTTCTGCACCTTTAGTCACCAACAGCATGGCGATCTCATACTCTTTTGCCAGGGCGCATATATCCCGATCGTTCTGTGTTTTTCCACTGATAAGTCGCCATTCTTCTTCCGAGAGCTTGACGACATCCGCCAGTTGTAGCGCCTGCCGCAAACACAAGCGGAGCAAATGCTCGTCTTGCCATAGATCTTCACGAATATTAGGATCGAAGCTGACAAAACCTCCGGCATGCCGGATCGCCGTCATCGCAGTAAATGCGCTGGTACGCGAAGGCTCGGCAGACAACGCAATTGAACAGAGATGTAACCATTCGCCATGTCGCCAGCAGGGCAAGTCTGTCGTCTCTAAAAAAAGATCGGCACTGGGGCGGACCATAAACGTAAATGAACGTTCCCCTTGATCGTTCAGATCGACAAGCACCGTGGATGTCCGGTGCCATTCATCTTGCTTCAGATACGTGATATCGACTCCCTCAGTTAGCAGCGTTCTTTGCATTAACGCACCAAAAGGATCATCCCCCACCCGACCTATAAACCCACTTGTTCCGCCTAATCTGGCGATTCCCACCGCAACGTTAGCTGGCGCGCCGCCAGGACAAGGCAGTAGGCGCCCGTCTGATTCTGGCAAGAGATCTACGACCGCATCCCCTAAAACCCATACTTTGGCTGACATTTTTTTCCCTTAAATTCATCTGAGTTACGCATAGTGATAAACCTCTTTTTCGCAAAATCGTCATGGATTTACTAAAACATGCATATTCGATCACAAAACGTCATAGTTAACGTTAACATTTGTGATATTCATCGCATTTATGAAAGTAAGGGACTTTATTTTTATAAAAGTTAACGTTAACAATTCACCAAATTTGCTTAACCAGGATGATTAAAATGACGCAATCTCGATTGCATGCGGCGCAAAACGCCCTAGCAAAACTTCATGAGCACCGGGGTAACACTTTCTATCCCCATTTTCACCTCGCGCCTCCTGCCGGGTGGATGAACGATCCAAACGGCCTGATCTGGTTTAACGATCGTTATCACGCGTTTTATCAACATCATCCGATGAGCGAACACTGGGGGCCAATGCACTGGGGACATGCCACCAGCGACGATATGATCCACTGGCAGCATGAGCCTATTGCGTTAGCGCCAGGAGACGATAATGACAAAGACGGGTGTTTTTCAGGTAGTGCTGTCGATGACAATGGTGTCCTCTCACTTATCTACACCGGACACGTCTGGCTCGATGGTGCAGGTAATGACGATGCAATTCGCGAAGTACAATGTCTGGCTACCAGTCGGGATGGTATTCATTTCGAGAAACAGGGTGTGATCCTCACTCCACCAGAAGGAATCATGCACTTCCGCGATCCTAAAGTGTGGCGTGAAGCCGACACATGGTGGATGGTAGTCGGGGCGAAAGATCCAGGCAACACGGGGCAGATCCTGCTTTATCGCGGCAGTTCGTTGCGTGAATGGACCTTCGATCGCGTACTGGCCCACGCTGATGCGGGTGAAAGCTATATGTGGGAATGTCCGGACTTTTTCAGCCTTGGCGATCAGCATTATCTGATGTTTTCCCCGCAGGGAATGAATGCCGAGGGATACAGTTACCGAAATCGCTTTCAAAGTGGCGTAATACCCGGAATGTGGTCGCCAGGACGACTTTTTGCACAATCCGGGCATTTTACTGAACTTGATAACGGGCATGACTTTTATGCACCACAAAGCTTTTTAGCGAAGGATGGTCGGCGTATTGTTATCGGCTGGATGGATATGTGGGAATCGCCAATGCCCTCAAAACGTGAAGGATGGGCAGGCTGCATGACGCTGGCGCGCGAGCTATCAGAGAGCAATGGCAAACTTCTACAACGCCCGGTACACGAAGCTGAGTCGTTACGCCAGCAGCATCAATCTGTCTCTCCCCGCACAATCAGCAATAAATATGTTTTGCAGGAAAACGCGCAAGCAGTTGAGATTCAGTTGCAGTGGGCGCTGAAGAACAGTGATGCCGAACATTACGGATTACAGCTCGGCACTGGAATGCGGCTGTATATTGATAACCAATCTGAGCGACTTGTTTTGTGGCGGTATTACCCACACGAGAATTTAGACGGCTACCGTAGTATTCCCCTCCCGCAGCGTGACACGCTCG